TCATCCTCTGGATGATTGGCATGATACTTTTCCAATGACTCTAACTCTTCTTCAACATGTCTACGTCTTTGAGATGAAATCATTGGATCATGAAGTTCATCTCTATCTTTTTGAATGTGGTCGTTAATGTTATCCATTATGCTGGATCTCCATAGGAATCTCTGATTAATTTAAGTCCAGTATAACCTTGATTGTTCTCAAATAAATGTGCAACTTCTTTAATTAAATAATGTCCTGATTTTATGTTATCCTTTTCACCCCTGGTTCCTGTAGTAATTTTTGGGAACTGTAAATTGATTACATCACCAACAGTCAAACTTAAATTCAGAGGAACAGTAATATTTAAGGATTGAGAAAATGCAAGATTATATCTGGCAATAGATGCCGCTTGATATAGATTACTATTGTCTTTGTTATTTATTGCAGCAATAGCATCTCCAGCAGGGTCAGCATTAAAATTATCAAGAATTCTAACCATAACTCTGGAAGGATTTTTCTCTAACCCCAATGGGATTGTAGGTGGAAAATTTCCTCTTGATGCATGACTCATTAACTCATAACTTTCTTTCAGACTATACTTATCAGTGTAAAATTTTCTGGCATTCACATCAAAGAAATAATTTACACTTGAATACATACCAATTCTCAAGTTCTCCATTACATTTACATTCTTTTCAAATGTAGGAGTGTCTACAATCAATCTATTTTGAATGTCACTGGCTGGATTGGGTGGAGTTCCATAATAATAAGTTTGAATATTTCTTTTATCTGCTGTGCCTAATTTTAATCCACTCATCAAAGAGTCCATACTTTTGAAATTAAATCCATTTCTATTTTGATAGAATAAAAATCCTGCAGTTCCTTTGTTTGGACTTGATGATGTTGGTTTATCTTTTCCACCTGGAATTGACTTTGGACACAACCAAGTCAATACAGTAAATGGTCTTTTATTATTTCCATAAAAGGTATATTCGTTTGAGGTTTCCTCTATGTTTTCTTTTTTATAAGTGCTTTCTCCAAAAGATTCTTTTAAAATTTGATTAACTGTAGACCCAATATGCCCAGAACACTTTTTAAAAACTCTTGATGTTTCATTAATAAAAACTTCTGCAGGACACAAATCCACTACAACTGCTTCTCTTGTATATTCTGTTGTAGATAGTGAAGTTTTATAAATGTAATATGTATTTTTAGTTTCATCTATATCAATTCCATTCTTTGGAAAAGCTGGTTGACTAATCTTTAATCTAACCCTTTCTCCACCTTTGATTCCAGATTGTTTGTTTGAATCTGAATTAGTAAGTGAGGATAATAATCCATCAGTATTAACCAATACTAATGATATAAAAGTTGCTGGAGAAAATAAATCTTCATAATATTTTATACTTGCTATGCACTGCGTCAAATCAGTAGAAGATTTTCCATCATGAGATTCAATTACAAATTGTTCTATCTTATAATTAAAAAATGATTCCATTATTGCACTGTATTGAGGAGAACCTTCTTATAAAAACTATTTAACAGTTGTTGCTCTGATGGTCCAGGGAACATCATAGGTGCTGATGGTGCAGATGCTGCTGCTTGTTGTTGTCTGACTACAGGATATGGAACTACCATTGATTGTGCTTGCGCATATCCTTCTTGATATGAAAGTTGTTGTGAGATTTGTGGCATTTGTCTTGGTCTTGCTTGTGATAAGTTTACAGCAGGAGTTCCATTTACTCTGAACCCACCTTGTCCTATTGATAATCCAGAAGGTTGTTGTCTTTGAAATAGTGGCGATAAAGTTTCTGGAGTTCCTGGTGGAGCACCTGTTGGTGTTGTTGATTGAGGAGTTGAATTTTTAGAGGCAATTTCTTTAGCCCTATCTATGTTCATTGGGCTAGAAATTCTTTGAGAAGCAGATAAATTTGGATTTGGATTTATATGACTATTGCCATTCCAAACTTCAAAGTGAAGATGAGGTTCCCATTTTTTTGAGGCATATAAAGATGCAATTTGTTGTCCCCCATAAACAGTATCTCCATTTGCTACTGTAGCAACAATATGTTTATAAACTGTCTTAACACCACCACCATGATCAATTGTAACAACATTATCCCCACCTTCATATCCAGGTTCGACAGTAACTGTTCCAGTTTTCCAAGCTACTACTGGAGAACCTGGATTCAATCCTCCAATATCTTGTCCACTATGTCCTCCATAACTTCTACCAGACCCATATTCTCCACCTGGAACTCCAACTTGTCTTGTTGACAAAGTTCCTCCAGGAAGAGGGAAGAATGAATCTTTGCTAATTGGTCCAGTGTAAGGGTTGAAACTTGGTGGTGGTGGAGTAAGATTTCCACCCTCCATCAGTTCAGAATTGAATCCCATACCACCAACAAATCCTTTAGAAAATTCTTCAAACTTAGAAATAGCTTTACTATAACTATTCAATGTTTTTGAAAATGTAAGTTTACCACTTTGATCCTTTTTCTTTTCTACTAATGCTTTTTGTTCTTGTGTTTGTCTCTTTAGTTTATTTTCCTCTACACCAGTTGCTTTATCTGCTATTGCAGAAGCAATTAAAGCACCACCAGTGCTAAATGCAGCACCAATTAAAAGTCCAGCAACAGTTCCAACACCAGGAAATAACATTGATCCAATTGCTGCACCAAGTAATGCTCCTCCTACACCAGCACCTGCTCCAACTCCTGCTTGAAGATTAGATTGTCCTTCAGATTTTCTGCCCATGTAGTCCAATCCAAATAAAGCAGCATTTAATAATCCAAATCTTGGACTTACTTTAGGTGGTCCTGAAGTTGCAAGGTTTTCTGCCATTCCACCAACACCTTGCATTCCCAATCCTCTTGTACCAACTCTTAATCTATCCCCAATATTTGCTGTCCCCTGAATGATTCTTTCATTAGATGCAGAAAATCTACTTGCACTTGATGATGATAATCCTTTTGCCCATTGTGGAAGATTTCTAAATTGTTGCATGGAAGCATATGATTTTCCTGCTTTTGTCTGAGCATATGGAGTTCCAAAAAAAGATCCTGCTGATGCTCCAGGAACACCCATTTGAGAAGTTGCTGCAGGTGCATTTTTACCTGGAAGTGCTGATCTTATTCCTTTAAACGCAAGAGCTCCACCACCTAACAATCCTGCAGCAACTAATCCAGATCCAAGTGCTCCTCCCCAATCACCTTTAGATCCTTTTTGAAGTGCAGTAAATGCTGCCAGTGCTCCTATAGCTTTAAGAGGATCATTAGCAGAACCTGGCGTAAAAAAGTTTCCAACATATTTTTTAATGTCTGGAAGTTTTAATTTTACTTTTCTTTTTCTGCCAAATGATCTGTCATTTTGTTTTTGAATTGACTCTAATCTTTTTTTGTATCTGTTTAAAACAGACAGTTGTGTTTTCTTTTGATAGGTTCCTTTCTCAAAAACCTTGACCAATTTTGAAGATGATTTTCTTGCCTGACCAGATACAATAGCAAGATTGTTAATCTTGGTAATTTTTGGTGTAATATTAAAAGTTTTTGGTCTATTTAAAAGTGTAGATGGATCCATTTATCACACCACCTGATAAATGAGTTTGGAATATAATGATAAGAAATTTTCAGGATGTGTAGTATCTACAGAAACTGCTGAATCATTTGATGGTGATGCTACAGATGAAGGAGTTTGATTTCCAGAATCAACAGGAACTAATGTAACATTTGGTGCTTGTCTTTGTGGTGCTGGAATATTTCTTTGTGCTCTTGGGGCAACTGTTGGAGATGGAAGAACTGGAGATGGAGATGGCATTGATCCAGAAGATAATTGCCTAAAGAAGTTTTCATATCTTTGATAAAAAGATGCTGTGTGAACATTCTCTTGGCTTCCTCCAGGAAGAGATGGCCAAACTCCCTTTAGTTTGTTAACTACATCTGCAATTTTTCCAGATTTAATCATGTTAACTATTTCTTGCTCTCCTCCAGAGAATAAACTCGAAAGATATGATCTGTTAATTAAATATTGGTTTTCCCTACTGTATAAAGCAGTTGCTGGATCTAATCCAGCAGCAATTGCTCTATCTCTTAAAAGATAAGACATTTGTTGCATGTTACCCATTGCCCCAGATGTTTTTCCTTCTCTTCTCAATTGTTCCACTTTTGCTATAGCTTGATCTATAGTCATTTGTGACAGTCCAGGGATATCTCCCATTGTATTGATAGTATTGTCTCCACCTTCACCACCAGAAATAGCAGACATCAAAGCATTTATTTCTGCTGGTGCTGGTCCTGTAATTGGTTGCCCAGTTGGAGTTGGTCCACTACCTCTGGAAGAAGTTTGTTGCTGTCCACTGCCACCTTTTTTACTCATTAAAAAGTCAAGTGCTGCTTCAAATTTTTTGTTCAAGTTTTCAAATCTCTTCAAGTCATCTTGAGGAATGGGAACTAAATTTTGAGGATCTGTGAGACCTTTCTGTTCTTGAGTCAGTTCACTCAATCTTTGTTGTTGTGTATCTTCCTGTGGTCTGTTAAAAATACTGTTTGCTAAAGCTAACCCTCCACCAATCAATGCAGTTCTTCCTGCAAGTCCCCTCATCCCTGCAAATCTTCCAGCACCTGCTCCTGCTGCAGCAGGTGCTGCAGTTGCTGCTGCTCTTGCTCCCCCACCACCAAACAATTTACCTACTAAGGATGTGGCAACTGCCCCTGCTATGCCAGTTGCAATAGCAGGAATATAGGTTAATCCAATTCCAAGTAAAGGTCCTATAATTTTTGAAGGGTCACCAGATAAAATACCTTGCAGTAAATTGAACATAGCAAGTGCTCTGATTGCACCACCAGTTCCACTAAAGAATGATCCTACATATTTTTTAACTGAACCAAGAACATCAGATTTTTTATCCCCAAGTTCTCTTCTACCAAATATTCTTCCTCTGTTTGCTACACGCTTTCTAAAATCTTCTGTTTCTTTCCTATTAGTTTCTTGAGTATTTTTATAATCCTGCTCTATAATCTGTCTAATTCTATCAAGATTATTATTGATAATCTCAAGGTCAAGTGTGACACGACCTAATGAAGATATTCCCCTACCTGAAGATTCAATGGCATCATCTGCAGATGCTGTTGGTCTTGAAAAAATTTGTGATGGAAGTGCTCTTTTTGGAATGATTCCAGAAAGACGAGTAATTCTTGGCGAAAGAAAAGATCCAGAACTACTTCTACGATTTGAACCAGTAATAAATCTGGAAACCCTTGATTGAAAGTAATTAAAATCTTCTGGATTCATCTATTTGCCTTAGCTGCTTTTTCCTCTTCCTCTTGTATATGTTGTTCTAAAAGGGATAGATAAATTTCCCTTTCCCACGGAATCATATTTTCAATCTCTGTCAATGAGTATTTATGATACTGCATCAAGGCAAAATTAATTCTATAATAAGATACTAAATCTTCATGACTAAGGACTATCCGAAAAAACTTGAGAGACCCTCCAATACAATCTCATTCTCAACACCAGTATTTGGATTGGTAACTTTCATGGTGTGAGAAAGTTTTGGCATAGTATTAAAGAACTCTTCAATCTGTTTGAATTGATTGGCATCAAAAGTTTGCAACCACTCAACAAGTTCTTTTTTGGTTACATCTGCTGAGGACCAAGATTCATCTTTGGTATAAACCATATCAACACAAGATGCAACAACCTCAAAAGATTTATTGATGGTTTGTTCACTGGTATTTTGACCAGAGAAATCAAAGTTATTGTTAATAAACTCTTGTAGTGATGGATACTTCATCTTCACCACAATATTTCCATCAACTTTTACTTCTGATGAATGATTTTCTGGAATGATGACTTCAATCTCATTAATATCTAAGGTAACATCTACCTGTGTCTCTCCATCATCAGGACAGGTGACAATTAAATCTACAGATTCGCCAACTGATTTTGCTCTGATGTTCAAAAACAAGTATTCAATATCAAAACTTGGGAGCGTATCAATCTTAATTCCTCTTGTCAGGATGCAGTTCTTTAATACATCTTTGACTGCATTGGTGATTTCTTTTGAATCACCACTCTCCATAGCAAGAATTAAAACTTTCTCTTCCTTAACAAGAAAAGGTCTATACTTAACTGCTTTCTTATTGGATGGTAAAATCAACTCATAGGTTGGAGTTGCAACAACTGGTAATGGCATTGTGAGATATAAAATTCAGGTGTGACTATTTATTAACCAACATCAGGAGGTGCAAATCCTTCAAATCCTGCTCCAGTAAACCCACCAATGTTTCCTGGCAATCTTTGTAGTGTTGGAGATACATCTACCCCAGGTCCTTGAACATTTCCTCCTCCACCACCTGGAGGATTAATCTCTTGTCCATTAGATTTTGTAAATGCATATACATCATAATTGAAAGTTACAGTTGTTCTTAATATATTTGCACCTTCATAAGAAACTGGAACTGAAATTAAATTAGTAGGATATGCATTTCTCAATGTGTATGTGCAGTAATTACTTGGGACATCATACACTCCACCTTCAACCAATCTTTGGTTAGGTTGTCTAAAATTTCTTTCAAATTTGGTAATAATAATCTCTTTTTTATATCCAGATTTACCATTATTTTCTGGGTATTTAAATTTTTGGTAAGATTGATATGGCACTCCTAAATTTGGAGATATTTGTCCCAACCAACTTTCAAAATAACGAAGAATATTATAATTACTATCAACATAAAAACTTACATCCACTGGAGGATACACTCTCTTATTAGCAAATGTTTCTGTAATTCCTTGCCTATCTCCAAAAACTTGTGTGGTCTCATATGAAGTTCCTGGAAGAACTGCCTCATAAGCTGAAAAATTTATTTCATTATTTTCATCTGTGTTTATCCCATCAAAAGAAGAATTAATATAAACATCAAAATAATTAGATAAAGATGGTTTAAATCTACTGATTAAAGTATCAGTACTATAGTATAGTTTTTTGTAATCTATTACTGCCATCTAAATACTTTGAAGTGCCTATATTATATGTATGAGCTATAAGGGAATATATAAACCTTCAAACCCAAAAAAGTATATTGGTGACCCCAACAACATTATTTACAGGTCACTGTGGGAAAGAAAGTTTATGTATTACTGTGACATGAATGAGAACATTATCAAATGGTCCAGTGAAGAGATTTGGATTCCATATATATCTCCATTAGATAATAGATGCCACAAATACTTCCCTGACTTTTACATTAAATATAAAGATTCAAAAGGAATTGTCAAAGAAAGTTTAATTGAAGTCAAACCTAAGAGACAAGTTGAAGGTCCTAAACCACAAAAGCGTGTGACTCAAAAACAAATGTATGAGATAAAAGAGTTTGCTAAGAACCAAGCAAAATGGAAGGCAGCAAAAGAATTTTGTGCTGATAGAAAGTGGGAGTTCCAAATACTAACAGAAGACAATTTATTTGATAAGTAAATGGCGTATAAAACACTCTTTGAAACCATCCAAGAAAAAACTGGTGGCAGACAGAAATCAAGAGAATGGTATAGAACTGAATTAGAAAATGCTGCTCCTAAAAATATCATCACAGATGAAAGATCTGATGAAGTTGGTGATGAATTTGAACGTGATACAAACTTGGTCACATCATTTCCAAGAATATACAATTTAATGTATTATGATTACAAAGCAAAGTGGAGAAATGAACTTCCATTCTATGACAAACATCCTTTGGTATTTGTTTTAGAGATAGATGGTAAATCATTCTTTGGTGTCAATCTACATTACTATTCTCCAGAAGAACGTATGGGAATTGCTATGACTTTGGCAGAAGATAGAATTCCAAGATTCACTAAAGGAGCACATAAATACTTATTATCAGAGGTAAGAAGTCCTTATCTTATTTTAGCACAGCAAGAATGGCAAACTATGTGTCTGCTTCCAGTAGAAGAATTTGTAAGGGACTTAGGTGGGGTAGAAATACCAATCCAATCCAGACGTGTGTGGGGTAGATAAATGGCAGATTTGAACTGGACTACCACATCAGAAGGATATAAAGAAACTACTTTTACAAGTGGCAATACCCAATATATTCAACAAGTTAGATATGATTCTAACAACATTCCAACTACTTGGATATATGAAAGTGAAGAAAATGGAAAGGATTTATTAGCAAGAGTTAAAAATGATGGCACATACCAACTCACAAGTTTAGGTGGAAGTTATGGAAATACTTTTGTTAATGTGACAGTTAAAGAAGCAGTTCAAAATACCAAATCTTTAGATACTAATACAGAACCACCACCAAAAGATGGAGAAACTGATGGACCAAACAGTAACCCAACACAAGATGGAGTTCAAGCAATTGGACCTTTAGACCCAAAAGCTTTTCAATCTGGAGATGTTGGCAGTTTTTCATATCCTTCCACAATAACAAATGGACAAGACAGAGTAGTTATTAGTCAATATCAATATAAAAGAAGTCAGGCAATCCAAACAGAAACACAATTCCAACAAAACTTAAAAAAAGTTCTTGGGACTGTGGTTCTCCCTATGCCAAATGATTTATCTGAAGCAAACTCTGTAGGATGGGGAGAAGATAGTTTATCAAATGTAGCTGCTTTAATGATGCCAGGATTAACTGGAATGGCAGTTGCAACTGCAGGAGCTGATCTGGGTCAATTTAAAAATTCTACTATTGACATTATGAATTCTCTTAAAAACAGAGGTTTGGATACAAGAGTGCAACA